TTTTTTCGCTCCTCTTCATTTTTTAAAAAAATTGCTTTTTTCTCTGCAATCTCTTCTTTTTTCTTTTGCCTCTCACCCTCAATGTTTTTTTTGATATCAGCATTCAATTCAGGTAAAACCCAACTCCAATTTTTAGCCGAAGCTATCTTGTTTACCGTTGAAATAGTAACATTGTATTCCTTTGCAAGCTCCGCTTGTCTAGCTCCCTTGGTTAACGCTACTTTGATATTCTCAACATCGTTTACGGTTAATTTATCACTACTCGCCCTGTTGTGCATTCTTATCCATTCAATGAACTCTGTCGACTGGTGCTTCCCAAACATTGGATTTCCTTCGCCTTTTCTTGCTTCTTTCGACTCTTCACACCATTTCTGACCTTCTGAACCACCGCTCTCACGGTTGTATCCCTTTGCTCTGTTTGTAGAATCGAATTTCCTAATCCAATACTGTTCTCTTTTATTTAAAGCATCTACATCGCACAATTCAATAGTTTGAAAATCTATGTGTTCCTTGTATAGATTAAATGCATTTTGTAAGTATGTGTTTTTATGAATTCCTAAATTAAGGAGCCTTTTATGAGTCCTTAATCTGCGTTTTACATCAACGCTTTGTCCTATGTAAACTTTTCCGTCATAAGTGTTTTTAATAATATATATTCCAGATTTCATATAATCACCTCTTTATATATTATAACACTCTCAATCTATTATTTCAATATATGGTTTTTAGCCTTCACCGATACACCTCGATTTATACTCGACAAATCTCTATCGAGTATCAAACACGCGGGATTCGTACCATCTCCCGTCTTACCATCCTCTTTCGATAGTGGTTTTATGAAAGAACCTGTCTTGATGTGTACAATCTCATCACGCTTGAAATTGAATTTTGACCGAAGTATTGAGCCTTTTGTCATCAGATTACATTCACCGAATACAATTTTTGATTGGTCTCTTTTTGTACCGGCTGTATATACTTCGTATGTCTCCATGTTTTTTGTAGCCTGTATGGCTATTTCATAGAGCGCTTCGCCTGCTTCCATTTGAGATTTTGCATTCTTACGCCCTACTTCAGTAAAACTCTTCTTGAACCTTTTTCTTCCCGTCTCTCTGTGTATCCATCCATATAGCTGACATGCCCTGAACTTTTGCCAACCCGTCAAAACGATTGGCTTGCCTGCCAAGGCTCCTTTAGAATGCTTTAACAGAGAAAACCAAGTAACTATTCTATTTGCATTGTCTTCACTCCAGATGTAAGGAAAGTCGGTTGTGCCTACTCTGTCCAAGTCGTCAAGAAATCTCTGACATGCCCACTTGTGCTTCTGTCCCGACGGGGTTTCGTCCGATAAACAGCTTCTGGCGTACTGCTTGATATCCTCTAAGTGACTCATATCTATATATCTCCGAACATCTGCATGAGATTTTCTTCCTGTCCTTTTGCCTTTTCTGCTGCAATCTTAAGCCTTGAACTTGCAGACATCCCCAAGGCATTGCCTGCCGTGTCCATATCCTTTTTTGCTTGCTCCAAAATTGCATACATAGGATTGGGCTTTTTGCCCGAACTGGTCTCAACGACAGGTTCAAAATCTTTCTTTTTAATCTCTTTTGATGCTCTCATGTACATAGAGTAGGCATTTGCATAGACAATCATGCTGTTACGGTCCAGATTTCCTATGATTTCTATACTCTTCAAATTTTTTCTTATACGCTCATACTCTTTTTTTGCCACAGCATCAATAAAGACCGAAGGAGGAACTTTTTCAAGCTCGTCGCCATCAGTCTTTATCAACGATTCTTCATATTCTCTTCTTGCTCTGACATCCTTTTTTATATTGCCCGTCTGCATTGATATAATTTTTCGCGGTCTTGCCATTTCTCCCTCCTTTCGTGCTATTTTATATACAATTTGTCAACTTTTATGTGGTTTTTAGAAATTTACGTTTTGAAAGCTGGGGCGGCGGTCATTGGAAATTGTCTGAAAACTTCCCCGATACCCCCTACCCCTTAGGGCGTATCTCATCTAATAAACTTTAGTATGCTATCTTCTTTACTAAACTTTTAAGCTTTGCTTGTGTCTCTGCCTTGCTGGTCTCGCTCTTTCTGTACAGCACATGAATTTCATCATGGCTTGACCTTGATAAAGGTATGAGATTGTCTTCTACATAAAAGAGTGTAGGGTCGTCCTCTGCCGTGACTATATGATGTACGGTAGTAGCGTACTCAATGCGGCCGTGCAAAAAAGCCCAAGGGTCTAAACCTTGATACCTTGCTATAATTACTTTACGTAATGCTTGCCACCTACCCGCTTTATATAATGCCCTTGTACCTGTCGGCTGTGGATACTCCCTTTTAAATCCACACCCGCACTTCTTTCCGGCTTCATATCTTCTCCCACAGTGTGAACATCTTTTGTATATCATCTTTTTTACATCTCCATCTTTATACAACAAAAGCGCCCTTGCTCACGGGGCGCTTTCACGATAAGAAAACATAGGAGGAACATGTCACTCAATAAATAAAAAAGAAAAAAGGTCGTCAAAGTTTTACATCTTTGACGACTACAGTATAACACTGTCAAGAGGTGCATTGCGATGTCCTACTCAAAAATTATTTATATAAAAATAAAATAAAGTATTGACTTTTATATAAAAGTATAGTATTATATATATTGTAAGGGAGATAAGGAACTTACAAAAACAAAAAAACTTTAGGAGGATTTAAAAATGACAGAGGAGAGAATTCAGGAGTTAATTGCAAAGGGTGCAAAGAGATGGACAAAGGGCAACAATGATAGGCTTTATGTAGATGCTTATAAGTTAGGGCTTGAGACAAGTAGATATAAAACCGGCAATATCTGCTCAGCACAATGGCAAGGCGAAACAATTTCAAATTCACAGGCTAATAAGCTTATAGGTGCAAGTATCTACTACAATCTAAAGACCGACAACGTAAGCATAGCTTACACGGGAAACCTAAATAACCTGACAGAAGTTGTTGAAAACTTTTTCAGTAAGTAGGAAGTAAAACCAAAAACGCAAGCCCTCCACAAGAGGGAGGGCTTGTAAATGCAAAGGAGACATTAAAATGATGAAAATTATTAAAGGTAAAAAGTATGATACAGAAACTGCTTTAAAAGTAGCAGAGTGGGATAACGGATTAGGTAGATCAGATCATCATGCAATATATGAAACACTCTATAAGAAACGCACAGGTGAGTTTTTCTTATTCGGTGAGGGTGGCGGCCTAACTGGATATAGTGAAGCTGTAGGCAATGCTTTTACATGGGGTGAAAAAATAATACCGCTCACCTTGGATACTGCTAAGGAATGGGTGGAGGCTCATCTTGACGGCAAAAAGTATGAAGATATATTCGGCAATGTTAGTGATGATAGCAGCAGAAAAGTTATCTCTTTGAGTTTGTCATCTACAAATATTGATAAGCTCAAGACTGTAGCACTGGAAAAAGGTATAAGTATGAGTGCTGTAATTGACAAACTTATCGAAGATATGATGTGACATATAATTTTATTAAATCCTCTTATACATACAGTGGGAAGCCCCAACTTCAAGGCTTCCCACACTTTATTTGTTTTCAAGCTCTATAATTCTGCACATCATATCAATTATATAGCTTCTGATTTCCCTTTTTCCGTACTCCCAATCTTGTATAGTACGGAGCGGGATTCCAAACCTTTCCGCAAATTTCGCCTGTGACAATCCCAGCTCTTTTCTTAATTCTTTCAATCTCTCTTTACTGTCCACAATACCTCTTCTTCTTTCTGCAAGCCACCTTTCGGCGGCTTGCGTTTTTTTTGATTGTTGTTTAGCTTAACTTTTTTGCTGCTTCCTTGATGTCGTCAAAGAGTCTGTCGGGGTCGTCATAATCGTGATAATCAAGCCCTAGACTTTCGCAAAGTCTCTCATACTCTGCTGTTTCGATATCGTCCCAGTTGCTTGCCTTTTCGATTCTTTCTATAAGCTCCATAATTTCGTTTCTGTTTAACATTGTTAAACCCTCCTTAAAATTTTTTTATCTTGTTAAGTGCTTCCCTTAACTGTCTTTATTATAGCACGCATTGCGTATTATGTCAACACTTTTTAAATATTTTTTTAGGAAAATAAAAAAGTTGTCGACATAATATCAACAACTTTTCTCAATCTTTTATATGCAGTGCCTCTTTTCAAAATCTTTCAAAGCTCTTTTGTGCAATACTAAAGTCCATCTTTTTTCATATCCAAGCTTGTCCGCGATATCACTAAAGCTTGCACCCTTCATATATCTCATAATTAAAAGAATTCTATATCTATCATCTTCCATGCTATCTATCTCTTCTTCTATCTTATGATAAAGACTTGTATATCTACTTGTCTGCTCCTCTATCTCCTCTCTAAGCTCTGCCATCTTTATTATGATGTTTTGTGTCTTTGTATTGTCTGGACTTGCCTCAACTTTACACTCACTCAAAGTGCTACTCACTTTTTTTGACATTGTATCAAGTCTTTCACACTCTAATCGCTTTGCTTCGATAAGTCGCTCAAGATTTATCAGTTGACTTAAGTATTCTTTTGCCGTCATTATGCCAACTCCTTCTCAAGTGCTATCACTATATTCTTAGCCTTCTTTTCGCCTATTCCTTTTACAGTCAGTAACACTTTCTCAACGTTTGAAAAATCTATACCCTTCACAGAGCTTTTCCCATCTTCAAATCCGCTTTTGTATACACTTTGAATGAATGTATCCATCTGCGTACGGTCGTACTTTTTTATCTTCTCATATTCCTTACGGTTTATCGTCACATTCTTTTGTATCGCCATCATCCCTCCCATTTTTGACAAGTCATCTTGTCATCCACATAATTTCCGTGTTCATCACTTTCCGAACAATAGCATATGCCCTTGCGCATAAGTGGGCTTAATCTTATACACCACATGCATGTATCGCAAGTTTTACTACTGTTCTTTTCCGCTTTAATTCTCCTGATCTGCCTCTTCAGCTTCTTATCGACTATAAGCGATACTGTCGTCTTGTCGCTTTCGTCATCAAGTAGCTGAGTAAGCATGATATGAACATCTGCTATCTCTTCAAGCACCGCCCTTGAGTGGTTTTCTTTGCCCTCAAGGATATCTTTTTGTAGTGCCACTATAAGCTCTGCAAGCTCTTCAATTGTCTTGGATTTTTGATTCAGGATGCCGTAATGGTTTAATATCCGCCTTGCCAAGTCTTTATTCATATTCTTCTTTAGCCTCCCATTTCTCGCAACCCTGCACGTCATTGCACATTACTGCGTCTTCATTTAAACAAAATCTTATTCTGTCAACATACCATTCACAAAAGGTGCAAATTTTCGGCCATTCGTCCACCTCTTCATAGTCATATGCAATTTGGTCTATGATTTCTTCAATAACTTTTTCTCCTATTTCCTTGTCTGAAGCGTTATCATCTATAACCATGCCTATTGCTTTGCCATCCAGATGTATAACTATTTTTCTCATGCTCTACCTCACTTTAACAACTTGTCTAACTCCTGATAAGCTTTTGAAATTTCGTCTTTACAATCTTTTACCTTTTCTATAAGTTCATCTTTTATCGCACTAACTATTCTCGACCTACGCGGCCCCGTCAAGGGGATTTCAAGACTTTCTTTTTCACCGCCCGGTCTTACCAATATTTCGCAATACCAATGTTTTTCCATGAAGTCGAACGCCTCTGATATTTTCGTAATTTCTTCTTTACAAAGCCTTATTTCCTCCAGTTGAACACTTACTGTCTTCACCTTTTCGTTTAATTCTTCTCTCTTATCTTCCATCATTTTATCCCCACTGCTCTGCCATAGCTTTTGCTATGCCCTGAAATGTTTTACTTCTAACTGTCGCCCTGTCTCCCTTGACCTTTTCTTCCCAGCATCTTGCTTTTCCGTTCGGATATCTACCATATAGTTTGGCGTTATCGGGCTTTTGCAAGTCATTCGTTTTTAATGCATTTAACCCTTTCAGCCATAAGCAAGTTCTTTTAGTCACATAATTCTCTATATCTTCCTCAGACTCTGCGAATTGGTACGGTTCAATAATTTGGTCGGGTTTTCTGTATACAGTATTCATCGCCCCGACTGGATTTTCTATCGCCACCTTTTCGCAATCTACATTTGCAAACTTCATAAAAAATTCTTGCGCCTGTATCCTCTTTGCTGTCCTCTCGTTAATTTGCTCAAGCGTGGCACACTTCAGGCTGTGGCTTCTTGTCGCTGCATTGCTCAAGTAAGTACAAGGTGGATGTGCAATAATTAAATCCCACGCTCCTTCAATACTATGTGAGATTCCATCCTCTGTCTTAAATGTTACCCCACCATCAATAATTTCAATACAATCACCCTGTATATGCCATTCCGGATGACCGCCATAACACTCTTATATATCACAGCTATAAGCTTCATGTCCTAATTTTCTAAACTCTTTACAGACCGTCTGGCTACATTCACAGGCTATTAGTACTTTCATTTCTCTCTCCTCTATCTTATCCTATTCGACTTGTATTTTCCCTTGCATCAGATCTGGCAGTAGTGCATCCCTGAACTCTGCTAAAACCTTATTTTCTTCGTTGTTTAAAAACATTATGTGTTGCTTCCACATTGATACAAATAAGGTCAGCAATTCAGGAAACGCTTTGTCGCTTCTGCACTCAATTTTAAAAATTGCAGACTTTGTGAGAGATATATAATCTTCTTTATCTGCTTTTTCGCCCACTACCTTGAAACTTTTCTCGATATCACTTTCTTTTTTATTTGCGTATGCATTATATAGTCCTAAAGTTTTAGCTAAAGTTTCATTTACTGTAATCTTAAGCGCGTTTTTGCTCTGCATTATGCGATTATAGTCACTTGCTATGTCTTTATAACTTCTGTGTACCTCTTCCACCTCCGCAGATGTTATGTAATCCTGTGGCCTTATTGAGTAGTCTTTATTTGCTATTGTGTCTATACTTACGCATTTAGACACTCCTTCTACGTCCTCGCAGTTTCTTATAATTGCATTTATTTTCTCTATAGCTTCATCATTTAATACATTAACTTCTTTTTTGTATACTCTGCCTTCATGTGAGGCTCCGCCAAATTGCCCCCTTTGCTCCCTAATTTCTTTTTCAGCCATTTCTCTTGCGTCTACAAAAGCAACTTTTTTCGTAGTCTTGTTTTTATTAAAAGACAAGATGCAAATAGGTATACTTGTAGACTCAAACATGTCGCCCGGCAGTAATACGACCGCTTCAAGGTAATTATCGCTTACAAGTGTTTTTATTATGTCGCTTTCTGCTTGCTTTGGACTCAATACTGAAAGCGGTAGTAAAAAGTAAGACTTATCAGCTACGTTTACTCCTGTAAGTATAAAAGCATAATTTGCATTGCTTTTCGGCGGTATACCATATCCCATAAATCTTTGGTCGAACCCTGCCATACTTAGAGGCTCCCACTTTAGGTTATACGGTGGATTTGATAGCAATACACTTCCCATACTTTTCTCCTTTCTTTACTTCCCAGCTTTCATATACTTCATTTTTCAATACATCTGCCCTCATCACTGTAGCCTCTATGTTTCTTATTGCTAAGTTGTACAGTAGATATGGGATTACATTCTCGTCTAATTCGTATAGTAAAAATCTTTGATTGTGATTTTCATTCCACTTTTGAATAGTCA